GTTTTGGCGCTGGCCATCATAGCTGGCATTACAGCGCCGGCTTTTGCTGACGGACGTTCGTCGTCTGCCGTGAGGAAGTTCGAACGCGAGAATCCCCCCTCCGGCCCTCGCAGAGATTATGTGATTGACCACATAATTCCGCTCAGGAATGGCGGCACCAACGACCAAAAAAACCTTCAATGGCAGACGATACAAGATGCCAAGGAAAAAGACAGAATCGAGTGTGACGGGCATCGGTGCGGGCACTGATTGGTGAGTGCGCGTCATGTTGCGTCGCGAAGTGCGAAAGAAGCAGATAGACGAATCCTGTTCTACCCGCCCAACTCCTTGAGCGTCTTCTCGATCGCCTTCTGATCGCCCTGCGCCGCGATGTAGGTAATCGCGAGGTTGTGCGCCCGCTCCATGCGGTCGAGCTGCTCACCGAACCCCAGATAGGCTGCAATCTGGCGCGGCGTCAGCGTCATTGCAAAGTCGGGCGGGAATCCCCGTCTGATAAGGGCTGTGATGCCGACGGCGATCTCTTCAAGCGGACCTTGACGGTCTTTGCCCCTTCGCCCGCCCCGCCGATGAGGCGCGTCAGCTTTTCGGCGAAGGAGCCAATCCCGTTTGGGAATGTGAGCCCTTTGATTGCCGTTAGAAGGTCAACTTGCTGTTCCAACATCAGCATCGTGCCAGCGTGCTTCTCACGTCTCTCGTCCCCAAGATGACCTGTGCCAGCGGCGATGATCGGGCCGACTGCAGCGCCAGCGAGTTCAATCAGTCGCAGCACGAGATCGTCAGTCCCGCCGTCCATCAACTTCCTGACATCCGGGAAGCGCGCCACGATCGACGCGATAGCAGGTGCATTCAATCCACGCACGACAACTCGCTCGCCGTTTATCCTGACAACGTCGACCGCTGTCTCTGTAACGATGTCCAATAAGTCGGCCATGCTGTTGTCCTTATGCCGATGGGGTTTCGTCGCGAATAGTCCAGACGCCGAAGTCGCCGCCAGGGCTCTTCATCACCTCGGCCTCGAGCTCGATCAGTGTGAAATCGTCGGCGTCGGTGATGAACGAGAAATCGCCGGTCGGGACGAACGAGACGGTGGCCAGGAAGTCGACCTGCTGGCCGATATCGTTGGTGCCGACCACCTTTATTTCACCGACGAACTCGGCTTTCGACAGGCCGGACAGGGTGGTGTTGCCGTCGCTGTCGGTGTCCGACATAGCGAGCGCGAACATGGCGAGGTTTTTGCCGGTGATCTCGTCGAGCGTCACTTTGATAGTCGCGCCGATCTGGGTGATGGCGGTGAAGTCCTTGGTCTTGACGCCCTCGCGGGCCGAGAAATGCTCCTTCTTCGTGACCGCCGGCGTGTAGATGAACTTCGGCGCGTTGCCGAGGTCGGTGAAGGTCGCGGCACCGGTTTCCTTGAAGCTGACGATGCCTTTGCCGATGTGATAGTTCGCGACGTTGGGTGACGTGGGCATGGCTCATAGATCCTCTATTTTGAGTGCGTACTTGAACATGAACTGAGCGCGTAGCGCCCCCTGCAGCGAGCGTCCCTCACCGAGATCGGTCTGACAGCCGAGATAGCGGATTGCGCCGTTGCCGTTCCGTCCGGTCTTGACGATCTGCTCGTTGAGCTCGGTATCGGTGAGCACTCGCTTGATCAGCTCCCGCCGCAAGGTGGTCAGATCCGACCCGACCTCGTCGGCCTGCTGCACGATGACGATCTCCGGATGCATACGAACCATGCTTGGCCGATTGGAGGGCCGCATCGACAAGTCGCCGGCGTCGTCGGTTTCCTCGTCGCCGTCGAATACGAGCGCCACCGGCAACAGATCTTCGGGAAGCACGGTATCGTTGCGCCGGGCCGATTTGATGTTTGGAATGCTGGCGACCACCTCGAACAGCCGCGCCAGGATATCCTCGCGAACGTCAACCAACCGCAGCACTCTTCAGCGCAAACCGCACCTCGCCGCAGTCCTCGCCCATTGGGCTGCCGCGCAGATCCCACGAGCGCACGATCCAGGTCCGGCCATTGAAGGCGAGCACTGCGTCGGCGTAATCGGCACGGGCGATGCCCTTTTCGGTCATCTCATAGACGCGGGCGAAGGCCCCCGGCCCCACGTTGCTGACATGCGCCGCGACCTGGGTTTGCGTCGAGATCGGCACGGCCGCCGGCCGCGTATCATCGATCACGGTGATCTCGACCTCGGCGCCACCGCTAGACGCCACCGTCAGCACCGCCGGCACGCCGATCCGTGCATAGACCGGGTCGTACATCAGTGCGCTATAATCGATTGTCATTCAGGCTCTTCTGAATGCGAAGGTGCCGATGTCCTCGCGGCCGAGCTCGGTTTCAACATTGCTTTCCGACACCATGGTGAAACCGCAGGACTTCATCGCAAACAACAAGCCGTCGCGCGTAAAATGCCAACAATGTTCGGCTGGCTTGAAATGTTTCGAGCGCAGCACATGCTCGGCATCGCGAAAGATCGGCAGTGACAGGAACAACCATTCGCGGCAGTTGGCGAGCAGCAATCCAAAATCCTCCATGTGCTCGAGCACGTCCCACATCGTCATGGCTTGAAACGGCACGAGATACGGATCGATCAGCAGCATCCGCGTTTCGAGCCATTTCAATGCGGCCGGATTGATGTCGTAACCCCAGGTCTTTTCCTGCCGCGCTTGCCGGCAGTCAAGGAACGCGCCCGAGCCGATGCCGACGTCGATCAACTGTCCCCGGTAGTGCTGCTCGACGAATTCGCAGCGCGCCAACATTAGAGCGCGGCCAATCGGTGTCCTCGCATTACGATCATACTGATCGAAGTACGCTTGATCGTAAGGCGCATTTTTCGGATCGACCGGATACCAGCCGATGCCGATCTGCGGCCACCAGGTCAGGCGGCGGCGCGAAAGCTGCTCGACCAGCGGCGGAACTGTCCGATCGGGTCCGCAATCCTCTTGTCGCAGTCGTGCAGCATGTTCGTGCATTGGCAGAAGGCCTCCGGCATTGCAAACCCGATGCGACTCAAGTCGAGCCGCGGGTCGGTGACTTTTTCGGGGGCGTTGTGTCCGCCGTGACCGCCCAGCACCACAAAAGTCCTGACTCCCAGCGCCAGCCCGGCCGGCACGATCCAACCCACGCCGCCGATCACCACGTCGGCTTCGCGCACCAGCGCGAGCAGCTCGCGCACGTTGAGCTCACCGCGCACGAAGTAGCAGTGTGCCGGTGGCAGTTCGCCGACTGCCCATTCCTGGCCCGCCTCAAGATCGGCGACCGCTACCACCGTGTGCGTCGTCATCAGCTCAGCCGCCAGAGCGGCCACATATTTCGGGCGGGGATTGCGCGCTTGGTTGCGCCACTCGGTGCGCACTGTCACTGGCCGCACCACCGCGATCGGGCGTTCGGAGTCTATCGGCGATGTCCCCATGTCGGGCAGATCGAACAGCGCTGGATCGAAGGCGACCTGTAGCGACGACCACCACCGGCGCTCGAGCGCATGGACGATCGAGGCCGTCCTCAGATCGCCGCCGTAGGAAACCTTGACCTCGCGCATCGGTAACGGCCGCGACCATCGCTCTGGGCATTGCCGCGCGATGTTCTTGAGCTGCGTTCGCAACCGGCGATTCCCGAGAACAAACCTTATGTCGAGATCGTCGTAGAGTTCCGGCCATGGCGTTTCGAGCCAGACCTCGTATTGCGCCGCCGCGGCGCGCACGAACGGCCGCGAATAAATGTTGTCGCCGAGCCCCCACATCCCGCGGACCAGGACTGCTTCCGCAGGCCTCAAGCCGCCAGCCGCTGGTCGAGCGCCTCTTGTAGCCCGACCACCGGCCACAAATCCGCATAGGCGCTGCCCGAGCTGGCGTTGAGCAGCGTGATGCCCATCGACCGCAGCGGCGCCGCCATGGTGGCGATATCGCCGCGCTGGCGATCGTAGCGATCCGGCCTCGGGCCCCACCGGTGCGGCTTGTGGTGCCAGAGCCGGCCGTCCGCAGCCGCCTTGCCGTCGGCGCCGAGCCAGACGATCGTTCCGCCGCGTCCCACCAGATGCGCCGCCAGGTTGGTCGCCCCGGTGAGCGAGGTCCATTTCTGCGTCAGGCAATCGGGCGCCTGCGCCAATCCCGGTGGATTAATCTTGCGGCAGAGCAGCACCTTGGCATCCCGCACCATCTGCGAGGTGGTGACGACACGTCCCGTGAAGCTCCCGACCGCCGCCCGATTTTCCGGCTCGTTCCACCAGCGCCAGTCGCCGAAGTAGAGAAAGTCGGCCCACGGCGCCGCATGGACGCTCGAATTGATGACGATCACATGCCGGCCGCGCAACTGCCCGAGGTCGTGCTCGAGCACTGACGGCCCGCCGGCGACGATGAACGCCGTCCCGCCCTCCCATTCGCGTGGCACTTCGTAATGTTTCACTGTGAAACCCATTACAAATGCAACCGCGTATATTCACACATAGAAGCGCGTGTATGCGCTGAGCAAGCCAGCCGCGGTATCGGCCGCCGCCTGCAATGGCGCGGTGGGCGCGGCCTTACCGAGCACCTGCAGCGGATCGTAATACTGCACGATGGTATCGCCATGCCGGACCATTCGGACGCCGCCGGTGGCGTTCAAGCGCTGCTGCAATCGCGCCGCCTGGATCAACAGCGTGGCCGCCGCCTTGAGCGCCGGCGGTGCGGCATCGGGCAACTGGTATCCGCCGCTGTAGGTCACGGTGACCGGCTCGGTCCAGGCGCCTTCGATGCGCATCTTGCCGGATAGGTTCTCGATCTCGTAACTCGCCGGGTCGAGGATGTTGCCGCGCGGCGATTCCACCGACACGATGTCGGCGTCGGCGACCGGATAGTGCGTCAGGAACAGGCGCGGACTGTCGAACGGCATCGAGTCGCCGCGCCAGGTCTCGGCGACCTGTTCATAGGCGAACACGCGCTGGCACATCGTCGCGATGACGTCGCTGTACTGATCGATCCACATCTGCAACTGCGTGTCTTCGCTCGTATTGCTGGGCGGCAGGCCAAGGATGCTCTTGATCTCATCCAGCGTGACGAGCGCATAGCTGTCGGCCGGCGCCAGCACCTTGACCCAAACGTCGGCCATCATCGCCCCTCGTGGAACTGCTCGAACAGCGCCCGCAACTCCAGCAGCGGCGCCTCGCTGTTGTCTGACATGACCGGCTGCGCGGTGTAGGCCTCGCGGTCGATGCGCCAGCCGACGATGGTCGGCCCGGGATCTCCGGTGGGACCACGCTCGCCACGCACGCCAGGAGCCCCGTGGTCGCCCTTCATCCCGGGCTTGCCCGGCTTGCCGGCCGAGGCGATAAGCTGCCAGCCGTCGCCCGGGCACGGTCCCGGGCCATCCTGGCGGGCAATGAAGCTCGACCCGCCGAGCGCCACGATATCGAGCGCCGCATAGGCCTCGCCGTCGCGCCAGGTGCCGCGCACGACGGGCGTTGCCGCGTCCCGGCCGGCCGCCGCGAGGCAGGCCCAATCCTCGTGCGGCGGCGCTCTGGCGGTATCCTGGCGCGCCTGCCATGTCGAGCCGCCGGCCAATATGATCTGCCCGCGGTAATGCACCTCGCCGTCGCGGTACGGCAATGCCGCCTCGATCGTGCCCGCCGCGCCGTCCCTCCCAGCGGGGCCCGGGATGCCGTCTTTGCCTGCGGGCCCCTGTTCGCCGGCCTCACCGGGAGGCCCTGCGGCGCCGGATGGCCCTTGGTCGCCCTTTTCGCCGGACGCACCAGCGGGTCCCGCAGGCCCCATGGTGCCGGTTTCCCCACGCTCGCCGACGATGCCCTTTTCGCCCTGCGGGCCGGCCTCGCCACGTTCGCCGGCCGGCCCTGGCGCGCCGTCGGCGCCGTTGGTGAGCTTGGCGGCGATAGCCTCGACGTATTGCGTCAGCCGCGACCGCAGTTCAGTCGCCTCGGCCTGCAATTGCAGGATCGTCGCCCTGGTCTGCGCCTCGGTCAGTTCGCGGTGGCGCTCCCATTGCGTGCGCTCGGTGTAGAGCGCCTCGGCGAGCGCCTCGCGCCACGCGTCAAGAAGCAGCGCGTCGTCGTCCGATCCGGTCGGCATTGGCAAACAGGTTTCTGACCTCTCGTGCAATGTCATCGCGGTTGCTCTTTTGCGGAGGCTTTGCGGGAGCCGGCGGCGCTGCGGGAGGAGGCGGCGCCGCCGGCGCAGCTTGGATCTTCCCGACTTGGCTGAGCGGGACGACCTGCTGCTGAACGCGCGGCTCGTCGCCGAATTCGACGCTGTCGAGCCCTTCGCTGTTGCGTGCTTCGTTCGGCGCGAAGATGCCGCCCTGCACGCCGCGGGCCAGGCTCTCGATGCGATCTTTCTGCGCCGAGCGCAAAAGCTCGCCGGTATCAAACTCGACGTATTCGTCCGGCACGCCCTTGAGCTGGAACAGGTTTCCGATCGCTTCCTCGATATGATTGAGCGCGAAGCCGAGACCGGACGAGCGCCAGCTCTGCATCAGCGCCTCGGTCGACGAGAATGTCGAGCCGCCGAGACCGAGGATCTGCAACGGAATGCGGTAAGCGAGCGCGATGTTCTCGTTCGACAGCTTCAATATCTCGGCGGTCGCCGCCTCCTTGCCCGCCGATGTCCATGGCTGGACCTTGAGGCCTGAAGTGAGAATCGGCGTGCCGCCCTGATGGAGGCCCTTGGCCTGCTCGTTCCAGCGATCGCGCAGCGCCTGGAGTTGATCCTTGTCGAGCGTGAGGTCGGTGGTGAGCACCGCGCTCGGACGGGCTTCGTTCATATAGTAGGAATATTGCTGGCGCGTAATCGCGGAAGTCACGCCGATGTCGCTGTATGCGGCGACGATCGGCGATTCGCCAACAAGCGGAACCGGCATGCGGTGGCGCACCGTATGCAGCTTGATGTGCAGGACATCGCGCTGCGGCACGAGCAGCGCATCGGCGCCGAGGCGCCGCTGAATGATATCGTTGCCGTAGAGCTGATAGAAAATCTCCCCATTGCTCGCCAGTCGCGGATGGGACGTCATCGAATCCATCAAATGCAGCTCGTCGATCTCGTAGCGATCGTTGCGAAGCCCGAGCGCAAAGGTGTTGCCGTACAGATAAAGCGACCGTGCCGCATTCAGCATAAAGTCGCTGATCGATTGATAATCATTTGGATAGCGCAGCAGGCGGGCGAGCGCCGAATTGCTGACGCGATCGCGCCCGCCCTTGTCGTTCAATCGCCAATGATCGCCGGGCAGCATGGCGATGGTTTGGGCATACGCGGAAATACACGCCTCTACCATTGCCGAGCGGGGCGCCGAGACCGGATCGTAGCCTTGCTGCCACCAATTCCAGCCGGCGCCATCCGGCAGCCAGCCGCCGGTCACCGGCAGGTAGTATGGGCCAGGGCGAAAGTCGCCCTCGCCCTTGCGCACCAGCTTCGCGATGCGTGACAACCACCCGGTCGCGCTCATTCACGGCTTTGCTTTTGGCTCGTGCTCGTGCGCCGGTGTCGTCGACTTGGGCTGCTCCATGGCCCTGGTCGAATAATCGCCTCGGCCTGCTGCCGGCTTGTTTGCCTCGGACTGCCGCTTGACGTGCGGCTCGCCTTCAACCGGCGAGCCGTCGGGTTCATGCTCGGATACATGCACACCAGACGCAGCGAGGTCGTTTTCCTCCTGCGTCGGCGTCGGCTTGGTCTTGGCCGTTGC